GAAGAATGTGGAGGTGGTGAATGTGGACCTGGTGAATGTGGACCTGGTGAATGTGGAGGAATAGGTCCTCGAAGTGAAATAGAAGGATGTGGAGGTGGCGGTTTTGGGAAATGTGGTGGCATATTATAATCTCTGTTACGCATAATATTATGTGAAAAGTCTACTGGCGGCAATACACATGGTATAATATTTCCACTAATATCACGGGAACAATCTTTACAATCATCGGCCATATTTTGTAAATAAATATCGTGATTTTGAATAGCTAACTCATTTAATTCATCGTATTCATTCAATAAACCATCGATTTTATAATCATTAAATGTGCTATAGTATGGATAACCACCGTATGGATAATGTCCATATGGGTAAGGATAAGGATATGGATAAGGGTACAACGACATTGTCTTTATAATATATATAACTAAAATATTATTTTATACCAATAATGCTTACAGTAATTACAAAAATAATTACAGATTGTAATACTATGAACAAACAATGTATAATACAAACAAATACAATAAATACAAAAAAATAAATATATAAAAATGAAATTATATATTTATTAAGTAAATCTCATTATGTCAAAATATGTATCTTGCTTCCTTATGGGTGGATTAGGAAACCAATTATTTCAATTATTTACAACTATAGCATATTCAATTAAATATAAACGAAAATTATTATTCCCATATGCGGATAAATTATACACAGGAACTATACGATATACATATTGGGATACATTTTTATATACATTAAAAATGTATACAAAATATGATAATAAAAATAGTTTTAAAGCTGATATGTTAACTTTATTTTCAAAATATAAAGAACGCGGTTTTGAATATAGTGAAATTCCTGATTTATCACCCGATAAAGTATTTCTCCACGGTTATTACCAAAGTTATAAATATTTTGAAAAAGAAAAAAATACAATATTTTCTCTAATTCGTCTTAGAAAACAACAAGAAAGTATATTACTTGAACATCCTTTATTTTCTAGTTATGAAAATAAGATTAGTATGCATTTCAGATTAGGTGACTATAAAGAAATACAAAATTGCCATCCATTAATGCCATATGAATATTATGAAAACGCATTGGATGTTATTATAAATCGCAATAACGAAAATATAATTATTACTAAAAAAAATGATTATGATAGTGTCTTTATCAATTTGAATGATGAAACCTCTACAGTAACACCAAAGCTGGAAATCAAACAGAACGATACAAAATATAATGTTTTTTATTTTTGTCAAAAAGAAGACAATGAAATTGTTTCTACTATTATTGACAAATTAAAAGAAAAGTTTATAAATGTAAGCTTTTTTAAAATTGACGACGAATTACCAGATTGGAAACAATTATTATTAATGAGTTGTTGTAATCATAATATAATCGCAAATAGCACATTTAGTTGGTGGGGTGCGTATTTTAATGTTAATGTTGATAAAATTATATGTTACCCACATAAATGGTTCGGTAATAGTATACAACATAATACAAATGATTTATTTCCGTGTGAATGGAATAAAGTAATATTTTAGTAAAAAATTGAATTCAATAATAATATAAAAATAAAATGATAATTATTATAAAACCAGATTATTATTAACAATGGCACAATATAAGATTTATTACGATATGATTATGGAATTACCTATTGTTCAAGATTTACTAAAAGAAAATGAAAAATTACGCAAAAAAAATAAAAAGTTAAAATATAAAAATAAGACATTAGAACAAATATTGTATGATTTATGCAGTGCAAATGCACCAAGAACTCGTTTACAAAAATTACGAACTAACACAAACATACCAGTTGTTAAAGTCAAGCAAGAAAAACTGGATGAGCCAACATTATGCGAAACATTGGTTGATAATGATGATGATAGTGTTGTTTTGATTAATAGAGAAACTGAAAATATTGTTTATGATTTAGTAGATGATGAAGAAAATGATTTGAATAATGGTTTTGATGAAAACAATGAAGAAGCGCAAACCATTATTAATGATTTGAAAAATGAATTGAAACAAATTGAAGAAGTTGAAGAAGTCGAAGAAGTTGAAGAAGTTGAAGAAGAAGAAGTTGAAGAAGAAGAACTTGATGAAGAAGTCGAAGAAGTTGATGAAGAAGTCGAAGAAGTTGAAGAAGTTGAAGAAGTTGAAGAAGTTGAAGAAGTTGAAGAAGTTGAAGAAGAAGAAGATGATGAAGAAGAAAAAGTTGAAGAAGTTGAAGAAGAAGAAGATGATGAAGAAGAAAAAGTTGAAGAAGTCGAAGATGATGAAGAAGTTGAAGAAGTTACTATCAAAGGAAAATCATACTATACAACAAATAAAACCAATGGCGTTATTTATGATATTACAAAAGATGAAGAAGTAGGAGATGAAGTAGGAGTATTCAAAGATGGTAAGCCGCTATTTCATAAAAAATAATTATTGAATTCATTAGATAAATAAACAATATAATTTTGTATATGTAAAATAAAAAATTATACATTTTTTCTTGTTCTTCTCTTTTTTAAATTTTTTTTATTCGTAACTCTTCTCCCACCACCTTTTTTCTTATTTTCTTCTTTTTCATCAGATATTTCATCTTCATTTTCAGCATCACCATATTTCACATCAATTACCTTATTGTCATCAATTGCAAAAATTGTATTCTTGTTTTTATTTTCAAAAGGTTGTTTATTTGATAATATATGTTCTTCTAAAAAATCTCCTAATTTATTACTTTCAAAATCACATTTTATTTTTTTATATTTTTCATCAGTCATTTCACCCTTTATAAAATCGGCCAAAATATTAATTTCATAATTATCATTTTTAGTATCGTGTAAAATATCTGTATAATAATAGTTATTATTATTTTTGTTATTTTCATCATTACTCAATAGATTTTTTAATATACCTATAATATTAGTATTCGCCTTTTTTGTTCTACCAGATAATGATAGTTCAATAGTATCTTGCAATAACTGATTTTTACTTTCTTTATTTTGATATGTTTTCAATATTTCATAAAATTTTTTAAACTCTGGTTGAGAATATAAATTTATCATTAATTTATTATTTTCATTTTCAAGTTCTTTTTCATTATTTTGTCTATTATAATAGCCATAATATTTGCCGTATTTATTTTCTTCATTATAACTATTTTCAATAGTTTCAAATGAATTATTTTCCAAAATATTTTTAAATTTACTACCTTTCGTTGAATTCAACCATCTATTAAATATAATAAAATCATTCACTAATTTTTTATAAAAAGGGTTGCTTTTTAAATCATTCAACCATACAACTCGTTGAAATGTATATTTTGCTCCATTTACGCTAATATAACTATAATAATCATTACTACTTATATTCAAACTATTCTTGAGTTTATCTTTATTAAATACTTCTTGAATAATTGTTGTTGCTTGTTCACCTAACCCATTTTCTTTATTACTTGAACCATATTTATTTTCATATGAATTACTAATATTTTGTTCTATAATTTTTTCATTAATATGAAACAAAGCTTTTAACATTACCATAATGTTATGTAAATTATTATCATTCACATTTTCTATATTCGATAATGAACCATAGGTTACAATTTTTTTGATAAATGTTTTTTTATTGAAGAAAAAATTTACAATTTTATCGTAAGGTTTATTAATAATCATTTGTTCATCGTATTTATATAAATTTGTAAATAATGGGTATTTTTCTAAATTACTTGTATTTTTCAAAATTGGATTATATAACAAATTACTTGTAAAATCAACAATGTGATTTCCTGGTATATTTGTATTCATAATTATTTTTATAGGTATTATGGATGATTTCAACTTTAAAGACCTATCTGTATCATTATTATTAGACATATATTATAAATGTAATCTTATAATATAATTAGATATTTTAGTAACTACTATATTGAGAATTACTTGTATTTGACTTACTATTATCACCTATTTCTTTATTTTGTTTTTTTGCTTTTTCTAATACTTCATTTGCCTTCTTGATATCTTCATCACTTACTTCAGCATTTTCTAATAATTCAATATGATAATCCTTAAACTCTTCTGGTAAACAAAAAAACATACTTTCTTCGTGAAATAAATATTCAAAACATAATGTAAATAAAGCAGTTATAAATATTGCCACATATATTTCACGAGTTCCCATCCAAGCTATAGCAAATACTAAAATTTGTTTACTAAATGTATGTTTCAAATAAGATTCCATCGTTTTACTCAATTTGATATTAACAAATCTGGATGCAATATTCAATGTTATTATCATTATGCCCGCAAATATTTTACTATTATTTATAACTTGAACTTGATTATGTAAATAACTAAATATATTATCATTCTTTAGTTTATTATTTTTAGACATTCTAATTTATAATATATAAATACTTATGATATTTTATTTATTATACGCCCTTGAAGAATTCAATCCGCACAGCGGATGAATTATCAAGTAAGTTACATGTTACAGATTTGTATGGAGCACCCCTACGGGGTGCGGTTTCAAATCTTCACTGGTATAAGTATTTTATGGTAATGTGCTAATTGGTTTCATTTGTTCTTCTGTTGCTAATTTACTCTCTATTATGGAATACTCACAAGATTTATCACAAGGGTTACAATGATTACTAACAAATGATACTTGTGGAAAAATATGCTGTAACATATCAGGTTTGACATTCATATTTTTATATTTCAATACATCACCATGACAGTATTGTTTAATGAATTGGTCTTTTAATTCGGGTTTAGCATTGGATATATTATTATTTTTCATAGCAGGTATTTCAGTTGGTTTATCTAAATATAAACCAAAATATTCGGCATATTTTAATGGTTTTGTTTCAATTGTTTTTTGCGAAACTTTAGCAATTTCTGTATTTTTATCATTCAAATAATTATAAGACAATTCCACAAAGTTTTCACTAATTGTTCTCATATTCTCTACATAATCGCTCTGATAAAATAATATTACTAATCCACAAACTAATAACCCCAAATATTTATCTAAAGAACTATAAAATATTATAATTAATACAGCAATTAATCTACCAACACTTAAATTACTAAATAATACAAATTGTTCTGGATAAGATAATAATAGAAATAATAGTATAATTGGAATAAATTGTAAAATAGTATATTTCATAATATGTACTAAAATATAGTTATACTTTATTTTATAGTTTTTATTTTTATAAATTTCGTGTTAGTTCACTAATTT